CAAATCGTCTCCACGGACAAAATTGAGAACACGCATAACTTCTTCCGAAGTCAGCAAATTAATGTCAATTTCTTCATCAAGCACACACTTGGGAAGCCATGCTTGGATTTGGTCTTCAAGACCTCCGCCTGCTTCATCAAGCAATATGGCGAACTCTTCCTGTTGCTCGTCAGTCCATTCTGTGGGGTCTGCGCCAAAGTGTCGGCACTTTCGCAAAGTCATGGCTTGGACTTTTTCAATTTTCAATTTGTCCATTCCCGATGCTTGCCGCACCATGATTGTTTTTCCGTTGTCTAATTCAATTTCTTTCTTCAATACAGGCATTGTATTCACTTTCCTTTTCTTCTATTCTATCCATTGATGATGAGCGACTGCTTATGCTCATCATGGAAAATCACCTCAAGGTGTGTCGTCATAGGTAATGACAGCCATAAAATTGTTTCCAACTGCCATTTTCACAATAGAAACATGAAGCAATACATCTGCGGCTCCAAGTGTTCTAAGCGTTGATTGGATTTGCGAATGAATCGTTAGTTGTGTGCCGTAGCAGACCTTAGTTGATAAAGTCGCTGGATTGCCTATTGCGTGAGCCATAGAGCATCACCTCAAGCATCATAGTCGGTTTGTCCATCGGCGGATTTGGCTTTGATTTGCATCATGGCGTTTGCTCCGCCCAAATCATAAAGACCGTGGAAATTAACGGTCATAGTCTGCGAATCACGACCAGAGACGCTGGTCTCAGGCATTTCGTAAATCAACTTAAAGAAATCAAAACGGATAAAGTTGTTTGTATCAACTTCAAAGAGGACTGACAAAGAAGGCGTAGAGCCAGAAGGATTGATAACATTCGCCGTTCCAGGCATTAGTTCGTCAAAGAAGACTTCGTTGTCTACCACATCGCCTGTAAGCAGAGCCTTATGGAAGGTGATGCTACCAGAGATTTCACGAGTAGTAATGGGTGGAGGACGGACACAGGTGTCTTCCGAGAGATTGTAGGAGTTGTCCATGTCTCGGTTTGTCTTAATTTCAAAGTCAATGCTCTGCACGAGGTTGGAGTGAGACGAGGTGGTAGCCGTGTCTTCAAATCGCACATAGGCCTTATGGAAGTGTGCGGCATCTCCCGTATAAGAGGGAACCGTATCGGAAAGAGTTGCAGTAGAACTGTTTTGCTTTGCACCAATAGTGTTCACCGTTAGCATAGCGTATTCACCAATGTTGGCTGACACGGCGATGCTTTCAATAACTTGGCCTGCAAAAATGTGTTCTTTATCATCTCGGCCAACACGGAAAGTGTAGGAAGGAAGTTGAGTTGTTGCGCTTGGCCCATGCTCGCTAAAGGTTCGGACTGCCGCCCCATCCGAGCCTTGAGCATCAATTCCCATAATGCCGTGAAGCATCATCAAAGTAAAATCGCAAGGTTGGAGAGCCATAGTCATTGAACCCTCGGCAGACAACTTGCTGACAACTGCTTTTGCAGAGCCGTAATAGTTCATGTCTTCTCGCTTGAGAATGTCATACGATTGCTGGAAGCCTTCGCTTTCAATTTCACCAACGGCTTCTGCCGCAACAGGTGTGTTATATGTTGATTCTTTACCCGCACTTACATATCGGGTGTGGTGTCCACTTAAGCCCATGCTTTAGACATGGAGCATACCACTTAAAAAGGTTGCTCAGACTTCTCGGAAAAACATCCGAACCTTTTTCATATAGGTTAGCGTTAGAGCATGAATACACACAACTTCGTCTTCGTCCATTTTGCTATCTAACTGTGCGTTGTAAGAGATAATAGAGTCTACGCCGTCTTGAAGGCCTGTCTGTGTGTAGAGTTCATCAAAGACTTCTCCCATGATTGAAAGACCAAGACGATACGCATTTCTGTAGTCTGTGCCTCGTGTAGTGATGTAGAGAACGATGTTATACCTCTGGTCTGTGCGAGAACCCGCAAGTGTAAGAAAATCGGGAGACTCAAGCCTCTGTGTGATAACATGAACAGATGGGGGATGAACACGATTCACCATAGCCTTTGACGAGAGGTCATAACCGTAGACAATTGCACCGCTACCTACATGGTTTTTCAAATGAAATCGGTTGCTTTGTTTAAGAGTCTCAACAATTGCAAGACCTGTTCGCATAAGACTGTTTGTAGTGAAATCGGACATATCCATTTCATCGGGAGAAAACGCACCAAAGTCTGTGAAATACACAGCATACCAATCTACGGTTCCTGTAGAATTGCCAAAATATGCTCCTTGCGATGTAGAAGACGAACCTGTAGCAGTCAAATAGTGCTGTGCGGCATCATCATCCTCAATAATTTCTTTCATGTAGAGATTTGCAACTCCTGTATCTGCAAGGGATAATCGCAAAAGACAGGGGACAGGTCGTTCATCAGCAAGAGCAAGGTCAAGTTCAACTGTAGTCTGTGTAGATGTTCCAACCAACTTGACTTTGTTTGCATCAGTTGTGGCCTGCACTTCTATGCGATGAGTGCCGTTATCAAGAGCCATTAGCACTTCATTGTTGTTTGGTGTAGCATTGTAGGCAATAGCACAAATCAAAGTCATTTCTGTGTTTGTTGTGCTATATTTCCATTGTTGGTTTGTGATTCTCCAAGCATTTCCATTAACTGCACCACCCGAACCAGAGGTAAGAGTCCAAGCGGTATTGTTTTTTCCTGCTGGATTTGCAGGGTCATTTCCTGCAAGCCGAGATACCCAATAATGATTTGATTTTGCGATTCCCATCATAGTCCCTCCTTATATCCAAGAGATGTGCTAAAGCCATAGTGCGCCCCCATTGTCTCCATGTGTCTTGCCATGTCTTCTTCAAAATACCCCATAATGTAGTCTTCAATCAAAAACATATAATCGTATCTCTCAAGACCAGGGTGGAGTTGTGCTTTAACCATTCCTTTTGTTGATGCTTGCTCTCTGCCTGTTTTCTTTTTGAACTCTCTTGATGATTTAACAAACATAGGAAGGTTTTCGGGGTATAGAAAGGGTTCAAAACCTTCTGCTACAATTCTTGATAAATTGCCTAACGCTCTACTTTTGCTCCATTGACCAAATTCTGCTTCTCGGATGCTGTCCCCTGTGTGGACACGAAGAAAGGTGCTTCCTTCAAGTTCCTCTGCTTTTAGAGCATTACCAATGCGATTATAGATGTTATCCTTTTCGTTTGCATCTCCTTTCATAGAAGCCATATCCTTTAGTCCATCTCTGGCTTTGCGAATGGCTTCATTTGCTAACTCTTTCAAAATGTCCCGAACATATCGGTCTCCATCTATTCCAACACGATTTAATGCTCGCTTAAAATTTTCTGCATCCCAATCAATGCGAAATTGCGATTGAATTGCACCATAAGAAGACCCACGGTCTTTTTTGTAGTTGCTAATTCCATCTCCAAAGGTCGTGCCGCCAAGACGAAACGGGCCTCCTCGTTGTCCAACCTGCCGAGGGCCACCCTTTCCATAACGGAGCATTCCCCTTATTGCCGCCATATCAAGCCTTCCCAAGGTGTGCAAGACGGATAAGACAATGCTGGCCCCTCTCAAACAGACTGTGGCCTCGCAAATCACCGTCTTGCATAGTTGCCTCATCCATAAGGTAGAGACCAGAGGCCATATCAGCACAGACTTCTCTTACAACATGAGCAAGTTCGCCCTGTTGCACAGTCTTACCTGTGCCGTGGCTAAATGAAATACCTGTGCATCCTGTCAAATCATTGGATGATTTACCCGTCCAAGAAAAAGAATCGCCATTGATGTTGCCGCTACCAGCAGTTGCAAATGAGGAAGCGTCAGCAAGCGTAATGGTAGTTGCTCCAACGGCTACAGCCCCATTCAAAGTTGATTCATAGACTCCTCTGCTTGGCT